TTTCGTGGTTCAAGAATAGACATAAATGCGTTAGCCGCACCGCTTACAGATGTATCTACACTCCCTGATGGGTTGGTGTTGTCGCTCATGTTGTTTACCTTTTAGGTAGTTAAAAAAACCGTATACGCCTCTTATCAATTTCGCTTTGTTGTACGAGTGATTGTAATGACGCTTCAAATTCTTCGATTGCTTTCAGCTTGATTAAGGCTCTTTCTCTGCCATCTACATCTTCATCTGCTGAATTAAAAATATAAGACTTGTACAAGTCCTTCTGAGCCTCTACTAACTCCATAAAGAACTCATCCATCAAATAATTGTTAGCCCGTTCTGCTTTGTTCATTGCATCCCTTTAGCTACCATCTCAGCCGTCTTTAACTGTGTTTCTGCTTGAAACTGTGCAGTCTTTAGCTCTAACTGTGCCGCAGCCTTCTCACGCTCTAACTGAATCTCAGCAATGGCTTTCTCTCTAGCCAACTGAATATCTGCTTGTGCCTTGAGTTGATCTGCTTGGATCTTGGCTTGAATCTTGGCTTGATCGCCTTGAATCTGTGCCTGAACCTGTTGCATATAAGCCATGACTGCTGGGTCTTGCTGTGGCTGCTGTGGCGGTGGATTAGAGAGCATCTGATCTTGCTCTGGGCTAATCTCTTTAAAGAACTCGGTAGAATCGTTAAACCCTGCCGCTTCAATAAAACGACCTAATGTTTCCCGATACTGAGCTACAGATACCAATGGGTTAGCTGGGCCTTGGGTCTGCAAGATTTGCTCTTGCTTCTGCAATACCATAGCTGCCATAGCCATCTGCTGATCTTTGTTACCCGTACCTAAGCCCACATTAACTTCCATGTCGTAGTTGTTAGACCACTCTCTTGGATCAATAGAGATGTACTTGCCACGCAGACGGATAACACGCTCTTTGTCTTGGTACTTGCAAAGTAAGTGGAAAATGCCTGTAAACAAGTCCTTTACACCTGTATCAGCAAAGATACGGGCAATCATTTCAATACGACCTGCGCCAGTCTGTTGCATTGCCGCAATAGCCGTAGCCGTTGTGTTCTGCAAAATGCTTGGGTCTAATACCTGACCAGCCTGTGCAACGCCTGAGCGCTTCTGCATTACCGAGTCTAAATACTCTAGCATTGGGAACGACTGTGCTGCGGTTGCTGGTACGGTCAAGGCTTGTACTGCGCCCTGCGACTTCATGCGTACTACTCCATTAGGAGCAACGGTTAGCAGGTCATCCATGTTTACTTGACCATCAATAGCTGTCATACGAGGCATATTGGTCAGATACATATTGTCGAGAATCTGACGAGTAATCGTAGACTTAATCAACTGAATGTCCATGCTACGGTCTGCCAAACTCTGCCCAAAGAACTTATGGGGCATTGGGATTGGGCAAATACTAGCGAATGGAATGTGATCTACTTCTTCGTTATCAAGAATCTCTGAGCCAGCGTAGGTAACTTTACGCAGTTCGGCAATGCCATCCTCATCGTAATCGGTGCGGATATAGCACTCAAATACCTCAATGTCTTGCATTGAGAAGTCTAAGGATTGCGTTTCGTCAGGCATCTCGCCACGATCAAAACGAGCAATGCGCTCAGGAGTGTAGGTTAGGTCTGAATACGCTGGCAGGTTATCTACAATGTCTTTAGAGTAGCCAGCAGCAATTAAGTCCGAGCGAGTCATGTTAAGGCGATGGGCTACAAATCGAGCGTCTTTAATCGTCTTATCACGCTTAGAGATTAAAAACTCCTCTGGCGGTACATTCTGAATCTTTACCCGACCAGACTCTTTCTTCTTCATTACCACTACATCGTATGAGAATGTAGCAGGGATAATCATACCGGTCATTGGATCAAGAATCTCAGGCGATACTTCCTTCATGTCCTGACTTACCAACTCCATCGTGCCATCAGAGAACAATAGCTGGAACTCCTCTGCCGACAGGTCTTTGTACTTCTCTTTGGTTGGGTCTGCGCTATCTTCCCACCAATATTTGACGATGCCGTTCTTTTGCAAGAGAGCATCTTTAAACCAGTTGTGCATCAGGATTACGCCATCATTGTCTTGGAAAAAGACTAGGTTGCAGTATTCCGTAGCTTGTTTAGCGCCTTCCTCATCGCCTGGGCCTTTAGGCTCAAAGCGGCATAACTCGTCTGACTGGGTAAAGATACGCAACAGTTGTGGCAATGCGCCATCTACTACCTCAGCAACTTCTCCAGTAACAATGGATGAACGGCCTTCTACTTCGTTACCGTATGGCTCACGATTGTAGTAGGTCAATGCCTTTCTACGAGCCTCGGTTGTTTCGGTATCTACAAAGCCGATTGAGTTATCAATCTCTGCGTCAAGAATACCTTTTAGCTTGTTGTCATCCATATTTAAACTATCCACTTTGCGTTAATCTTTAATGGCTTATCCCACATATCGGGCTTCTCATCCAGTCCTACGGCAACATATCTCCATGCGTCTGCGGCATGGCTGTGCTGGTCGTGTAGGGGTTTATCACTAAACATCTTTGTATCAGGATCTACTGCGTATCTGTAATGCCGTAAAGCCTGTAAGCCCTCAGCGCAACGGTTGGTATCAAAGTAACACCGATTCATCAACATTCTAGCTGCGTTTATTCCGTCTGCAATAGAGAGTTTAGGGGTAATCCGTACCGGCAACCCCATGTTCTCAATAATCTCTTTTGTGCTGCGACCAGTCATATTCTTATGCTCTGCGTCATGTGGCAGCCAATGATCCCTATATGTATATCCCTTGTTTTGAAGGATATTTACATAATGATCTATGGTTTTCTGATTGTCTTGGTAGAAGTCAATTACTCGTACTTCACCGCCAGGCACAGTCTGTACGAACCAAATGCTCGTATTATCTGCCCAGCCTAAGTCCCAGAATGTAGATACAGGGATAGACTTATCAACTTGTATATCTCTGATCCGATCTTCTTCTTGCGCCTTGCGTAGCTCGTTAGCGTACACAGCGCCATCTAGGACTTGCCTTGTATTGCCTTCCCATACATTAAGATATGAGTCCATATCTCGTTCTTTCAAGTCATCTTTTTCTTCTTGAAGAACTTTAGGAAACCAAGGGTTATCCGACCAGTTTACTTTTACTACCTTTGCCGACTTAGGCGGCATGACTACGAACCGTTTATAGGTTTCGTCTGTATCTAACTCAGGATTGAAGGTAATCCATATCTCTGAGTTTTCTTTACGAATCGTAGGAATCAGCGTATCCCAACTAGACTTACTGGTAGTCTGCGCTTCTTCTACCCAGCAGATGTCTACACCCTCAAACGACTTGATCTTGGTAATGTTGTGCTTTAAGCCTGCAAATAAGAACTCTGTGCCATTCCTACCAAAGATACTTGTATTCTGTACTGTGTAGAAGTCCTCTAATCCTAGCGACTTGATCTGATCTGCAAGCAGAGCGTGTACCGAATCACTAATGGAGTTTTGGAACTCACGGGCGCATAAGACTCTGAGTTTCTTTCTACGACCTATAGCAAGCAATACCCTAGCTACTGTCCAAGACTTAGACGAGCCACGCCCACCGTATACGACTTTAAAACGGTAATCTTCCAGCAAGCACTCTAGCTTCTCTGGTATTTCAAGACTTAGCTTTTCTTCTGCTTCGATCACTCTGGGCGCTTGATAATGAACTCAATCTGCTTTAGTTCGATAGCCTCGCCATCTACACCGCTAATCTCTGTAGCTTGTACGGCCTTACCGTCTACCCTGTCGATTACTTCCTTAATAGCCCAAGGCTCACCCTGCTCAGCAGCATCTACTAGCTTTTGTGCAATAGTGCGTAATTTACGGCTATCCTCTTGAACCAAGGCTACTCGTAGCTGGTTGTAGAACAGCTTTCCCTTCTTGCCGTTCTGATTGCCTGGCTGACCACCACGATTATTCGAGGCGATTCCTAAATCTTTGTTTTCTGTAGACATTCCATGCCCTGTGGGTTGATGGTTGATGATGTTGCTATTCTACAACAGTTTAGTCTAATAGTCCCTCTACTTTTTCAGAGTTCTTTTCTAGTATATTTACGGTAGATGGCTCAAATACTACAAAATTGCTTGTGCCGCCAGCTTTGCGGCTACCTTCATCTAAATAGCGTATTCCTTTAATTCCATACTGATTTAGGATTTCTGACATAAATTTTTCAGGGTCTTTTGCGCCAACTTTAGCCATGCCCTTAACTAATTCTTTATATAGTCCTTGCCCCGTAGATTGTCTAGGGTCATCAAACGCTGACGGAAACTTATCTTTAAGTATTGTTTGTACTTCCGGTGTTTGTTTTGTTAAAGATTTATTCCAATCCAACATAAAAGGTATGTCTGCATCAGGTATATCTACTTTGTATAGATTGCCTGTACCTAAATTTTTAACATCTGATTTTTTTGTAATGCCTGATAATGTATTTTGTATACCTTGAACAAAATCTACTTGTTCGGGCGTTGGATTTTTTGACCAATCTGCAACAAACTTTTTAGCTTTTGCCAGTCCCATTTCATCAACTAATTGTGCGGCTTTATATTCAGGGGTCATTGGCTCAACTTCCGTGCCGCCAATAGCTCTGCGTGGGGATGGCTGCGCCCCACCAGCAGGAGACATTTTTGAATATTCTTTAGCTACAGCAGGGTTTTCAGCAAAATACATCCCATATCCATAAGCCTGTGCGCCTTCGCCAGTCCCTACTTTGTTTATATCAAATTGGCCTTGAATCGTATGCGGTGTGCCATGATAAGCGGTTAATGGCTGTATAAGCCCTTGCCTAGCCATGTAGTTCTCTAATGCCATACCTGCTTGTGGCGCTACTGCTTTTGCACCTGCTACCGTTGCTGGGGCTGTAAATGGGGCTAACAAGCCTAAATACGATAATGGCTCACCTTGTGCATAGCCTTGCATATAAGCTGCCTGTTCTGGGTTTAGGACAGACATATTTGGCTCTGGCGGCAGACCGTAAGCGGCTTGAGCAATGCCACGCTCTTTCGGTAGTGTTGGTGCGCCTAACAGACCGCTAAATACCGTAGGATCAACCAGCGCCCGACCTGCTCTTGCTGGTAAATCTAACAAACCTTGCAATCTGGCTTGCGCCATATCTAATAGGCTTGCCATATTTATCCCTTAACTACCATTTTTCTTTATTTGCCCAAAAAGCTGCGCTCATCTTGCCTTTGGCTATGTTCTTAGCGTGTCTTGCTTTGAAGCTCTTGCGCCTGGCTTTATTAGCCATTGATTCGCCTTCTTTAGCTGGGCTACCGCTTACTCCCTGCTGACCGAATCGAATCGTTTTTACTTTATCGCCTTCCTTAGCTACAACTACATGGCTTTTAGTAGGATGGTTAGGTGTGCGTTTAGGCTTGTTATATCCAGCAACGCCCATGCGCTCTAGGATGCCAGCAGCCTCACGGACTTTCATTTTTTATAACGAGCAGACTTAGATGCTTCGCTAATTGCAATAGCGATGGCCTGCTTAGGATTCTTAACGACCTTACCACTCTTGCCGGAATGTAGAGTACCTTCTTTGTACTCGCCCATGACCTTACCGATCTTGGCTTGCTTTTTGCTCATTTTCATACATTTCCTTTAGATCGTATTTACACCAAATTAGCGGAGCTTCTTCGCCATCTGCTAGCCCTCTAGCCATGTGTTGTTGTATTTCCACAACATCTGCGTTGAGCGTTGCCAGCCCATCTACCATGTTAGGGTAAACCCTATCTGCAAAGCGTTTAGCGTTTGCCTTACTTACCTCTGTTTCGCCATTGGCGTCATAACCGTTTGAATCGTGATCTAAGGCGATAAAAGTACCATCCCTATACCCTAG